CGAGACTACATGAATAAAACTCCTTCAGCGCGAAAACCGCACTGAATTGAAAACTTCATTTCGTCTACGGCTCTCACACTGAGCAAACCTTATTTACAAGGGAATAATCCCCCGTCTCGCAGGGGTCCCTATTGTGGACACATATGTACAAGGTGAAGTGTCCTTTCACCTGTTAGCGATGTAATATCGCCGTGGGCCGTTGAGGGCCTCTAAAACCAATCTCCTAAGATTTTCTCGAACCGGTATGGAAGGACCATACCGAGGAAAAGTTGCGGAAACTCAAGCGTTCCACAACGTCCAAGCGGGCATGCCTTGGAACCAATAAAGTGCATAATCTTCGCCCTTAGCTGTGAAGATCTCTTCTGCCACAAACGCTGTAGCAAAAGTTGTATTAGTTCCTGTGGTTGGGACTGTCAAGTAAGTCCTATAACCTTGGGTTCCAGACACAGCTGAACCAGCATAAAGTGAGTAATCACTAATAGGTTTCACTTCTCTACAAATGCGAAATCTTTGTTTAGACTGCCATGGGCATTCCCAAGAAAGAGTGGGATTAATGGCCGCAACGCCATAACTACCACATGAATTTGCAAAGAAAAGCTGGTTAGCACCATAAGTGTTCCAAGCTGCATCAGGAGCGGTACTGGCCGCTCCTGTTGAATAATCATAATTGAGCTTTGAAGGTTTCACTGGTGTCTGTCTACCCTGTTTAGTAACCAACATGGTCAGCTTATCAGCATTTGGACCACGTTTACTGTAATTGGCTATATACTTAACCCCCCCTCTACACATTGCATACGCAGGGGCATAATAATTTAAGCCAGCAGTCATGTTCTTATTTGCGTTTGTGGCTCCAGTAGAACCATCAGGATGCAAGACGTATGTCCCACTCGCGATAACACCGCGGCAGGGTGGGTGGGGCATCCTTGCACAATAAGAATTTGTGGTATAATACTTAGTGACATCTGTGTTTGAAAGGTCATGCATGTTCACATAAGAATACATGGGTTTTGCACAAATCGCAAGAAAGTCATCATAAACTTCACCACCAAACTCAGAAAGAAGATCACTAATCTTGTGATCATCCTGAGCGACATCACAAACGGTCGCTTCTTTAGCTTGGTTGATAAAACTCATGGTAGCAAACTCATGGAAGGAAAGGTCATAACACTTCGGCTCACAAACCTTCGAACGTACTAAAACCTCTATTGATAAACCAGCAGTATCGCTAGTAGTACTAAGAGGTGACAACACATAGACACCCAATACACCGTTACTAGTTTCATCCGAAGACGTAATCGCGGTGGTGGAATATGCCATAGTGTTGTAAGTAGTTCCCGGTAATGGGTTGTAAGCAAAAGGATACGGTTGTGACCAAGGGATTCTGACTTCCATACAAGTCGCCCCACTATCACCCAAATCTAAAACAACCCCTGTAAGAACGTTAAGCTCAACAGCGGCTATATAAGAGGGATCATATAGAATAAGCAACTTGCCTCTATGCATCTTGCTCGCAACTGCGTCTATAGTAAAACAGTTTGAAAACCGAAACTTGTCGAAAGGCATCATCGCAAATTCACTAGGTGGCGAATATCGATAAGTACCATCCCAAAAGCCCATATTAGGCGTCACCCTTGTGTTCCAAAGACACTTGTTTACAGTGTCTGTTATATTCCAGGTGAACTTTGAGACAATACACTCTTTCTCACAAACTTTGGTCATGCTAGTTCCAACATCGTCTTGAAATCCAACGACTTCCGAAGACATCTTAACTGCCTGCATAGGATCCAAAGTATTTTTACTATAATCATTAAAACCTGTTGCATGTGAAATACTTGGAAGAGGACGCGGTACTACTCTAGTGAGTGGTCTCGTGTCCTCTGGCGCACTATAGCCAAAGGCTTGTGCTGCCTTGGCCCCCATTGAAAGGGCCTCCTTCGCTCCGCTAGCATACTTCCCAACAATAGGAATCTGGCTAGCACTACCAACAACGTCAGCGACTTCCTCCAATGTACTGGAGATCGTCCCGAGTTCTCTTGCCTGATTAACAAAAGGAAGTGGTTCAATCAAAGGTTCAGGCCTGCGAACTGTAATAGACTTCCTGTATCCAGGAAAGCCACAACAGCCACAGGTAATGTTGACATCTCTAGGAGATGCAATCTGCAACCTAATTGGACTAGAAGGAATTTCAATTGAGGGTCTGGCCTGGTTGACCAAATTAAAAGCATTAACCGTAGTAGGTCTATGAACTTCAATACCCTCCATAGAAGCGAAAAACGCTATCGTAATTCCTGCTGTTGAACCATTCGCTTGAGCGAGAGGTGAAAGTGGGTAAACTATAAGCTTACCCAACTCTGAAAGCTGATCAACCTGAAGGTCGATAGCATCCTCTGGCCACAAGAAAGGTAACTCAATAACGGCTGTCTCACCATCTGTGATGCTAAGCTCTACATTGTGCTTTTGGCTGAGAACTATTGCATTTGCCGTAAAACTTGAAGTTATCTTAGTACAATTGTCATGTGCGTTAAATGGTTGGTAGGCTATAATGATCCTTCCATAGGCAAAAGGACTCGCTGCTACAACAGCGCGAACCCTAAGCTTTTTACCAAAGAGACAACGGAAATTGTTTAACCTATTTATCACTCTTTTGTTCGTAATGAAGAGCGACCAAGGGTCAACGTTGTTCACCGTAGTACTCCCAACTGTATAAGTGAGAGTAGTGATTAAAATCTCTCTTTCAGTAAGATTGGAAAGATCAGCGGAGTCTTGTGCAATGATCCTAGTTTTATCTACTAAAGAATCAACAGGATTGAGCACGGTGTCGACGTTTTCTTGAAACGTCAAAGTTGGTCCGGCGTCTTTTTCGCCGGATGTTATTGCAATATTATTCATTTTTGCTGCAATCTATGTACACAAACAGATGACTAGATCAGATCATTCTGCGTCAGAGTATTTACATATCTACAGAGCACTTTCGCTTGACCACAATCGGCGTCTCTTGTTCCTAAAAGTGATGGCGTAAATCTAGTGCTTGTGAGAACTATTATTAAAGTGAGTTCAGACACATTGATCCTTCTTTAAGAAAAACGTAGAAGTGGATTCTGACGCTACGTTTCCCCGCACTTACAGGTGGCGGATCACCGTTATGGCCCCCTGCTTTAAGCAGGGGGCCGGACCATGGGAACAGTATCAAGATTCCTCTCTTTTGCTAATTCTTGCATATCATGAATAAAAACACCAATTCTAGCTTCATATGGAGCAAACTCATCTGGTCTCAACCAATCTTCAATTCCCCAATCACAAAACAAACTATATAGGGAATTCCTGACCTCTTCATAATACTCCTTACCATGAAGTAAAGCCTCTGCAAGACAGGTCATGGACGATTGCATAAACAATTCTCTTTGAGCCATACTCGTGTCTTCTCCAATAATCTTTCTTTGACCACAAGTCAGCGTCTTATAAATAGAATTCTTATCTAAAGCTCCAGTATAAAAATCAGCTTTAACACCAAGTTCACTAACGTGAACCATATTTCTCTTGAAGAACTCGAATTCTTCAAACTTGGTGAAATTAACTGTTGGAACTTTCTTCTCCGGGTCGGTATAACCAATACCCTGAGGAGTAAAAGCTCTATACATGTCCATCATACCCAGATCAAGTTTCCCAACTGAGACAACAGCATGGTCATCACCACCAGTAACAAGTCTAACGTTCTCTGCGAAGACACCATAATCCCCAACAGATGGGTATTTAATCTTCCAGGCTCTCCTAATCCTAACACTACACGTGATACAATTAGAA